GAATATCTCCGCAACACCCGCCGTCGAGACATACTCAAGCAGGCTTTCGACCGCCCCGGACATGCCCGTTGAATGCTCCGCGAAGCCGCCTCGAACCTCACACGTGTCTGTCCCTGGGAACCAGTTGTCCAGAACAATGGCGTTCTCTGGCGGCATGTCAGCAAGCGCGTTGCGTGTATCCCAGCCCCCAACAGGAGGGCGCATGGTGACTGTCTTGGCTGCGCTACGCATCAGTAATTGTAAATGCTAGAGCCAGACACAGCGGGAGCCCCGTCAAAATGACGGCCCCTACCCCAAATGTCGGCGGCGGCAAGAATGCCTGAGGTCGGCTGATCATTTTTGATCAACGTTTTTAAGAGGTCTTGAAAATCTTTACCCGTTTTGCCGATAGGCAAGCTCTCACTCAAAAGCCATTCAAGTATGACCCCGTATGTGGTCAATTCATCGTCAATAACCGATACGTCTGTGTCGAGCGTCCAGGTATCGCTATAGCCACCCACAGCAGTAAGCGCCCAGCCATTTGACACATACTCAAACGCCAAACTCTCTCCGCCACCCATGTCCGGCTGAAGCAAAACGTTACCGCCACGATACGCAAATTTTGGGTTTTCTGTGTCGGTGTATCCGTAGGTCTTGAGGCCTTGCCATTGCGTTGCTGTAACAGGGCCAGCGATCAGGTTCTTGTTGGTTCGGTCCCAGAAAGCCTCAGGCACAAACCTATCGAAATCATCGGGGAGAATGCCCGTCTGCGTTTCACCAGCCACGGCTGTAAACGAACGTTCCTTACGCAAGGCAGACCAGTGATGACGCCTCATGAGGCCCTTGCCAACCTTATTCGCATACCGAAGCAGGCGGCGCACATCATCATCAAGGTTCCCGACAATGCTGTTTGGACGTGTAAGCTGCAACTCGTCTGCCGCATCCTGGCATATCGTTAAGAGCGTCATAGCTTCCCCTAAAACAAAGAAAGAGGCGGGGCCGAAGCCCCGCCCCGATCAATCAGTTAAAGCCGAGGCGACACGCCAACTCAGGGCGAATTGTCTTGTAGCCATACAGAACATCAAGACGGCAAGGGAACTTGTCATTGTTGATGTCATAGTCACGAATGATCCTCATGGAGATACCGTCGAAGACTTCACGTGCGGCGAAGTCAACGCCCGTTGGCATCACAAGGTCGGCGGTGGCAAAGGTGAACGCGTCCTTGTTATGCGCAAGAGAGACACGATAATCAGCCCCCGCACCAATAGCCGTTGCACGGTCGCTCTCAACTTTGAGAACGGGCGCGTTGTCAGCCGGGGAACCAGAGACATTCTGGGTGGCCCCGGATGTGACAATAGACGGGCTGATCGGGATCGACGTTGCTGATGTTCCAACATCCGCTGTCACAACAAACGGTTGAAGAATACCCGTTGTTGCCTTCGTCTCAGGGTGGACGCGGTTAACGCCAGTGAGATAGATCACGTCACCCTGCTTGAAGGTCCCAGCACCCGTATCAACGGTAATGCTTGCACCGGTTTGAGAGGCACCATTGACAAGATAGTCGCCCGTGCCGTCATCGGTGCCTGTTGTGTGAATCGGAAGCAGCGTGTTTTCCATGAAGGAGAAACCGGACTGTTTGCCCATGTACCCTTCTTTATACTGTTTGCTGATTTCCTTCGGATCATTGAACAGACCCTTGAGGGCATCCACCAGGTCAACATTTGCCTGTGTGTCGAGACACACAGAGTTGTTGCTGTCCATTGGGCACAAGTTGTCCACCAGCGTCTTACGCGCATCCAGAACGTTACGGTAGGCAATGGCCGCACCGACATCCGAGATCTCGTAAGGAATGTCCTTGTACATGCTGAGAGCATCGCTCTCGATGTTGGCGGCAAGAACAGACATCGCCGGGTCGATGATGCGTTTCGAGAAGTCATCCAGATCAAGAGTGAGGTCAACACTGGTGAAATTGAGATCGACACCCTTCTGAGTGGCAACCTGCAACGTGGTGCTGGTTTCTGTCGTGTCTTGAGTGGCAAGCGTTGCGCCAGTCCGAACTGTGTACTGGTTTGGCAGCCTGATCTTGAGGGAGTCGCCAATCTTTGCGCCCTCTTTGGCGAAACTGTCGTCATACTGGCGATTGATTGACCCAATAAAATTGAGCTTCTGGTGCAGAACCCGCAAAGATTCCCGCGTCACCGCTGTTGGGGTGAGTAATGCATTAGCCATGATTTAATTTCCATCTATGGGATAAGCGCGTCGTCACGACGGGCCTTCTTGATTATTTGGATAGCTGGCGCTGGCGGGCCTTCATCCACTGCTCTGTTGACATCTTGTCAGGGTTGACAGTGGCAGCCCCACCCTTCCCCTTCATTGGGGTAACGGGTTTTGCGTCAGCCGGTTTCGGTTTGGCCGCTTTCTTGGCCTGGGCCTGCATTTCGTCAAACTTCATTGCCTTGTAAGTCGCAATAGCCATTGGTGGATTGAGCGCCCATTCAGACTTGGCGGTATTCTCATCAATGCCCATCGTCTTGACGGCGTAGTCAATTACATCTCCGAGGTGGTTCTCCTTGAACCCCTTGACCTGTTTCTCGACTGCGCGCTCGCCCTCCTCAATCACCCGCGCCACTTCTGCCGCCTGTGTTTGCTCCAGGGCCGTCTCTGCCTGACTTACTTTGCTAACAATATCTGCAAGAGCCCGCTCACGTTGGGCGATAGCATCTCCCACTTGTCTGGCCCGATCCGGGTTGGATTGCCAGAGTTGTGTTAGATCTTCCGCTTGTAGTTGAGCAATCTCCTGTTTCAATGCATTGCCACGCGAAAAATTATCAAGGGCCTCGCCTTGCAAGGTTTCCATCTTCTGGATGGCCTCAGATCGGGCTTCCAGAGACTTCGCCTGCTCAGCAACGTCTTGCGATTTCTGCGTATATGATTTCCATGTTCCTTCTGCGAAGTCTTGCAGCTTCTCACGAATCTCATCTGGTACGGCGTCCTTCGGGACGCTTACCTTGTTTCCCCCGAAGTTGAACTCAACCTCTTCCGGCTCTTGCTCAACATCGTCGTCGGTCCCTGATTCCGGGTCAGTTTCCAACTCATCTAAATCCACAACGTCATTGTCAGCCGCTTCGGAGACGACTGGTTCTGTTGGTGCTTCTTCAGGTGCAATTCCCTCATCAGGGGCGATTGCTGTATCTTCTTCCATCGGGGTATCTCCATCTTAGGGAATGGGGCGCACTCACTGCGCTCCTGGTAGCGGGCCTCCCGGTTGGGGTGGAACCGCTGGTTGACCCGGCACTTGGCCGGGAATCTGTTGTGGCGCGCCGCCCTCTGCCGCCTGCACTTCTGGCGGCAACATGGCGCGCGCCCTGTCAGCGAGCTTGTCGGCTCCCTTAAAGTCCATATTGTCGAATAGGATGTCGGCCATGTAAGGCGCAGCCGCAGGCATAGCCCGCATAAATTCGGTCAACAAATCGACAGCTTCCTCGCGCTGGGTCGCTGTACTTGGGCCACTTTCAACAACAACGTCATAGCGACCCACATTCAAGTCATAGAGGGGATCTTGCCCCCCTACGCCATCCTGAATGCCGGGGTTCCCGGAAGCGAGTTTGATGATCTTCTCCTTGCTGTCGTCTCCCAGGATACGCAGCGTTTCCCGCTTGCCGTACACACTAGGAATAATATCAACCAGGATACGGCCAGCATATTCAATCGCTCTCTTCTGATTATCGGTAAAGTGGAAGTTAGATACATCACCCTGGCTCTGCCTTGCCCGGATTGCCTTGCCGCTCACCTCATTGGATCGCGCGCCCAGAGAACTGTCATAAATGCCCGTGATGGCCTTGATGTCATCCGCAGCATGGCTGGCCTCGGAAAGCGCCCCTGTAGGGATCTGGGCGGGCTGCTGGCGCACCGGGGCGGGCCCTGCGTCATTGTCGTATTCGAGATAAGCATGGGAGCGACTATTGGCCGTTTCCCACTTGCCGCTTTGCCCCTCAGGCACAAAACCTTGCGGGCCAATAAACGGTGTTCTTGGCGCAAGCGCCGTGACTTCCGTTGTCGCTGTGCGCCAAAAGTTGAACATGGCTTGCGGGTCTTTCGCATCCCGAACCATTGATCGGAAGTGCCGCCGACCATCAACCATAACCTCCTCACCCCAAACGGGGCAGATGGGGATATGAGAGCCAGGCCATTCATCCTCCTCAAGAACCTCCGCACCGCTGATCATGTAGCGCTTAACTTCGTGGTAGGTGGCTTCGCGCTCCCGGACAACACTCAACTGGCTCATGGAAAGGTAACCCTCGACGAGCTCGTCGTCGCTTAAGCCCTCGACATCAATCTGCATTGTTTCCGCTGCTGCCCTGGCTATCTGCGGCAGCATGTCCTTGCGGGTGACTTGCCCGCTCGATAGCTGACAAAGGGTGCGCTTCTTCTCAGTCCGCCGCCAATATTCTGCAACTCTAACCTTGCCCTCCTCAAGCCAATGGTCGAGATTGTCGCGGCCTGAGCCCTCAAAGGACACCTTCTCAGCCTTTGGGTAACGTGTCTTAAACACATCCTCATCAATAAAATCGCTGACAAAGGCGTAGTTCCAGTCACTCCCGTCCACCGCCGTGCTGGATGCGTCCCAATGAACCATCAGGGCATTGGGGATGCGGTCAATGTAAGCATGCATGTCAAAGCTGTCTTCATGCACATAGTCGATGCCAACACGGAAAAAGCCGAAGCCGTTGCCAATGGCGTGCTCGATAGCCGTGTCGTAAGCGGCCTCTGCTTTCTTAGGTCCGTTTTCAATGCTGCGAATGATACCAGCAATAACCTCCGCTGTATCCTCATCAGCACCCCCATCAACGGGCTTAACCTGAATGCCCGGTTTATTGCGCCGGGCGTCATTCACCACCTGACGAATAAATGCAGGCAATCGGTTGATGGTCAGACAAGGCCTGCCCTCTTCCTCCCGCTGCTTCTTGATGTCGTCGGGCCACTGCTCCCCAAGGCGGGCGAACTTGATGTCATTATAGGCAGCCTCTCGGTTGAAGTCGGTGGTGCCCTGGCTTTCCTTAAACTGCTCAAGGGCCTCTTTGTGGATGTCTTCGAGAGCCTTTTTGTCTGGCTTACTCATCCCATCCACCCACCTGTCACGGCCCTGCGATCAACAAAGACTGGCTTGGGAACAGCGCGCGTCATCTTCTGAAACAAATTGGTGAATCCCCAGACAAGAGCGTCAACACGGTCAGGAGATCCCTCACCCAAATACCTGCCAGATCCCATCTGACACATTTGGCTCTCTAGTTCAGAGAATGTCCCTACGTGGCTCACCTTGTCGGTGGCATAAAGCGCACTGATTGGCTCGGCACGGACATGCTTGCCGCGTGTAGCGCGGACCTCAATAATGGAGACGCCGGGCCGAACACTCTCAATCGTATGTCGCACCATGTCACCGCCTTGATTGACTTCAATCACAATTGCGTCCGCTTCCCATTCGTCATATGCAGCAATGGCACGGTTTGCCCATTCTCTTGGGGTGCCCTTTTGGCTTGCGTCTTCCAACACATAGCCGCGCTGATCTTCTCCAAGACCAACAGTGACGATTCCATGCTCATCGCTGTTTTCTGTATCGGTCACAGCCGGATCAACCCCCACCAAAATGCGTGTCATTGGCGGGTACTCAGAGCGTCTGTTCCTGGCAATGCTGTCTCTCGTCCAGATCGCGCCAATAGCCGTGGGCTCATAAGCGCCTTCCCAGATGTGCGCGTAGCGATCCGGCTTGTTCTGCTGGTCATATAGCCGCTCCGCCTCCAACTCTTTCGGAAAGAACGGGTTGTCTGAATAATTGACCTGTTGAACGATTGCCCCATCCGGGGGATTGTCACCACGCAGCAGCTTGTCAATCGGATCACTGACGTTGCGCGGGTTCCATGAGAACCAAAGCTCTGACCCTGGCGCACGAATGGTCGGAATAAGTATCTCAAGCGACTTAGCAGAGATGGTCTGGGCTTCCTCCACCCAAACAATATCGATCCCCTCCATCGACTTGATTTGATCAGTGGTCATCTTGCCAAGACCAGCAAAGATAAACTGTGTTCCGTTCGTTCCCCGAATTTCTGTCTGCAAGCTGTCGTAAACGCCAGATAGGCCCATAGACGCTATCTTGTCGTCCAATAGCTGCTTTACAGAGTCCTGGATGGACTTCTGGACCTCACGAGCACACAGGATGCGCAAAGGCCTCTCACCGCCTTGTAAGAGCAGCGCAGAGGCAAATGACTGGCTCTTAGCGCCGCCCCTGCCACCATGAAACCCTTTGTACCTTGCTGGCGTGAATAGTGGTTGAAACGCCCTCGGCAGATTGATGTCAGTCAACAAATGAGACTTTGATGGCCGGAGCGCCCTCTTGCCCGCCGTGGTTTAAGTCCAGCTTGTCGCCGTATCGACGGGGGGCTTCCCGGCCCGCCTGCCATTTCTCGGCATCAATAATGACCTTTGCTGCATTTGGCTCTAGCTCACCATCCAACACAGACCGGCAGTAATCGTCTATGCGATCAGACCGCGTATCTGCCCTGGTGGAGCGAGCCCGCGCGTATTTCTCCGAAAATTCAGCTTGCTCAAGCAGCCACTTGTAAACCGTAGACTGTGCGGGCATGTCGTCTGCCTTACAGATGCGGTTTAGATTGTCCCCCAATGAAACCAGTTCGCATATATCGTCTGCGATTTCTTTGGTGAAATCAGAAGGGCGACCAGCTGGCATCAGACAGCTACCGCAATTACTGATACTGTTGTCGTGCCTTTTTCATGCACCTCAATATCGAGGGTTTGTCCAGCGGGGAGAAAGTACCCCTGTTCACTGCCAGCTGTTTGGACGGCGGTTCCATTGAAGGAGATATGACAATCTGAATCTGTCGTACATCGCGCGTATTTTCGCTTTAGCGCCGTTCCACTCGCCGCCGTGCCAGAAATAGCAATACTCTGGAAGACTTCATTGCTACCACCAACATAGACCGGAACCAGGTCTCCGGCCCTTAAGCCAAGGTCATCAGTTTCTGTAATGTACAGTCGGGCCATTACCGGCCTCCTTCAATAATCATGTGATAACGGGGTATTCAATTGTTCCAGCAACAAGATTGGCACCCCAGACATAGACAGACACAGTGTTATCCGCAGTTATGGTGCCGCGCGTTACAAGGTCAAATGACTTAAGGCCGCCTGCTGATGCCTCTTCCTTGGTGTACCGAACCCAATCCGCCGTCAACGTGATAGGGGTTCCATATGACCCAATAGACACATGCCTGAGGCCCAATTCCTTGCCCACGCTGCCCGCCACAGCTTTGAGGTACACATTTCCTAGGTAATTGCCCGCAATGGTTGATATGTTGGACTGAATGAGGATTGAGTAATCCCCGACTGTGTTTCCAGCACCGCGATCGAAAACGATCTTGTCTGCGGTCATCGTGCCATCTGGTGCTGTTGTGGCGTTTGCGGTCACAACGGGAGCGGAACCCGTGCCCACACCGCTCTTGCCCCATGCAGCATCTGTAAAGTCGGTAGGTGCCTGGAGAAGCTGCCCAGGGATAAACCGGGCAGCACCAATCCCCAGGCCTAACCCGGTCAGACCCAAACTCATCTAAT